AGATAGGGAACGGCGTAGATGTTAACAGATGTTTCCTGATGTAAACAGATGTTGCCGTATTAACGTCCGTTAACAACTTCTGTTTTGTTTTTCTAGGCTTGTAGTAGATGTTTAAACGCCTTTCCTTAATATGGACAACGCCTTGCTTAACATCTGTTAACAACGACGTTAAACGACGTTAACATCTATAAAGACTTGTTAAGGGAAAGGCCCTAGGGTACTGGCCGTGGGTCGGCCCCACTCGAAACTGTACATAGTATAGAGACACCCCTTTAACAAAGAAAAGACGTATTCTAGAGCAGAAACAGATTTCTGATGTAGTGTAGCAACTGTACATAAAACTGACATCGAAAGTAGGGGTAATGAAGTTGGGAGAGTCAGTTTTAGTGAAAGAAAGGAGCTATAAAGTCTTTAGACTTTATAGAACAACATCAGGTATGGTGTATGGACAAGCAGTAGCTTTTAGCGATAAACCTACATTTCATATGGTTTTAGCAGCACGTTCTTTATTTAGATACCAAATGTACCTTTTAAAAGAACGAGGCATTTATAAAGATGGCCCTATAAGACTTGAAATTAGTTTACCAACAGATATATACCACTACTGGCACTTAATCTGTAAAGTAGACACAAGCGAATATTCTAAATGGGTGAGATGGAGTAAAGATTACTTTAAAAGGAAGGCTTGGAATGGATCAAGATAAGGCTCTTTCACAAGTAAAGTCAGATCAGCCTAAGCCTTTAACGCCAAAAAACAAGGCGTTTCTACAGCATTTGGCTGCTGGGCGTCCCACCCTAGAGGCTTATTCGCTAGCGGGGTACAAGGGAGAGGCCCATGCCGCCTATCAATTACGTAGCGAGTTAAAGGCACATCTAGCAATATTGCTTGAGCAGGGCGGGTTCTCTAGGGAGTCATTAGCAGCTGAAGTAAACAAGCTCAATGCCATCCCTCTTGATCCTTCTATTAAGAATGTCAATTTCAAGCAGAAACTAGACATCTTAAGGCTTATGGAAAAGGCTTTGCCCAAGCCTATTGAGAATCGTATTAATGTGAAGATCACTCCCTTTACCCTGGTAGGGATTCGAAAAGAGGCCCCTAAAGAAGAATTAAGGCAAGAGAGTGCGATAGATGCGGAGATCGTAGAGCCTGCCCCTAGAAGCGAGGGACAGGATGGCCTTTAAAATATGAGTCATAGAAAAGAATACCTAGACTTTTCAGAGGATGATAAAAAAGAAGCATACCATCTTCAAACTGGTAGATGCGCTATTTGCCTTGATATTAAGCATATAGACGAACTTTATATAGATCACGACCATGAGACAGACATGGTACGAGGTTTACTTTGCTGCAATTGTAATACAGGCATAGGTCAATTAAAGGATTCGCCTAGAATTTTAAAACGTGCTATTTCATACTTAATTGTCAATGGTAAAACACGTCGTGAATAATGACTTGCCAGTGTCATCGGACTACCCCTGTGGTGCTGGTGTGGGACGAACCGTTTGGACAGTTGTACATTTGTATCGTGTGTATGGGAACTGTAGAAAGGCATTATAGATGAATATAACAGATTTTGTTCCTCATACCGGACAAAAGCTAGTCCTAGATAGTCCAAGGAGATATATTGCTACGATATCCGGTGTCCAAGGTGGCAAAACTACAGTGGGGGCCGTATGGTTCCTGCAAGAAATATACAAGGACTTTGAAGCTGGAATAACGGGAGACTACCTAGTAGTAGCTCCGACTAATAAACTTCTCCAGCAATCGACCCTTGTTAAGTTCAAAGAGATGATACCTGGGGATTGGGGACAATACAGAGAGCAGAAGCAGGTGTATGAGTTAAAGTGGGGAAGTCGTATATTTGTCAGGTCTGCTGAGGACCCCAACTATCTAGAAGGCATGACATTACGACGAGTGTGGGCTGACGAAGCTGGGCAGATGAAGGCTCAGGTTTGGATTATCCTACAAGCCAGGGTAGCGGTAAATAAGGGAAGAATCCTTATGACCTCTACACCCTATGCTCAAAACTGGTATTACAGAGACATATATAAAAATGCTGGTTGGTTGAACGGGGAACACCAACTGGAAAAAGACGAGGACATCGAAGTAATCTCCTGGGGATCGACAGATAACCCTGCCTTCCCTAAAGATGAGATTGATAAGGCGAAAGCTAAGATGTCTCAGGCCCTCTATGAAAGACGGTATTGCGGTATGTTTACGCAATTGGAAGGTCTAGTGTATCCGTTTAGCGAAACGGACATTGTTCAACCGTTCGATATTCCTGGAGATTGGAAGCATTTCGGTGGGATGGACTTCGGCAGATCAGAACCTACAGCCATCCTGGACATTGTTGAGGACCCCACTAGTCACATTTACTATGTTGCTTCTGAATACTACCGGAATAACGGCCTATTGAAGGACATGGCTGATTGGATATCTAACACTTCGATGGCGAGGGTGTTGGCTGATCCACAGTCCGCTCAGCTGATTGCTGAACTTAGACAGTATCATGGGTTGGGTCAAGTACAGCCAGCAGAGAATGAAATCAATTTAGGGATAGAACGTATCACTGCTCTATTAAAAGAGGGTAGATTAAAGGTATTTACTACCTGTAAGAACTTAATAGATGAATTTGGTACGTATCACTATCCTGCTCCAGACCCTGATAAGCAGCATCCAGACAAACCTGTGAGCAAAGACGATCACGCTTTAGATGCATTACGTTATGCTTTTAGTAAGCCAGTAGAAGGACTTTTCTATAAACGACAGGAAGAAATTAAAAAGAAGCGGTCAAAGTATGTGCCACTAGTTACAAGGTCTAGTTGGCATGCCACTCGTAATCCGCTTACAGGATACTAATCATGAACGATCAATATAAGAATCAGGAAGGCGAACAGCAACTTCCTAATGTGCCTGATCGCTCTACAGAGCCTGATGACTCTGCTAGACCGATTCAGATACAGTACAATGATAAAGACCCCTTTACGGCCCAAGATGAATTTGTGGGCCATTATATTGAGAAAGAGTTTACGAAGTGGGATAGCTGGCGCAAACCTTGGGAAAATCTTTGGAATGAATGTTATAAGCTCTATTTAAATATATCAGAAATGATGAAAACGCCTACAAGGGCGCGTATCTTTATCCCTGCGGTATTCCAGGTAATTGAAGCTGCGGTGCCTAAGATTATGACTTTGATCTTTGGAGACACAGAGTTCTTTGATGTTGTGGCAGATGATCCTAAACGCCAAGGATTTGCAGACATTATAAAGAGACTTCTCAAATACCAACTTATGAAAGCCGACTTCTTTCTTAAGTTTATAGACTATACAAAGCAGCTTTTGATGTATGGCACATCTTACTTCTATGTGTATTGGAAGGTGGAACGAAAGTGGGTGCATAAGCGGACGCCTATTAGGGGCCCTAAAACATTTGGTGGATTCACAATCAGTAACAACGCTATCATTGGATGGAAAGAAGAAAAGGTATATGAAGTAACAGAACGAAGGCCAGAGGTAGAAGTCCTTGATGTCCTTGATGTTTACCCTGATCCAGAAGCCAGATCAGAGAAAGATAGTAGAGCCATTTGGGTGAGAAGTTGGATGGACCTATCAGAAGTCAAGGAATTGGGAGCGGGAAACTACCCTGTATTTGATCCGCAGAATGTGCTTCGAATTGAACATGGAACCAAAAATACTCTTTCGGAGAGTAGGCAAGTACGCAACTCTATGCGAGGTCTACAGACAGGTTATGTAGACTCAAATCAGGTTGAGTTGCTAACTAGGTGGGGGCTCTGTGATTTAGATGGTGATGGAATCCGTGAGGAAACCTTGATCGTCATTGCTAATAGGAAGTATCTTCTGAGGGCAATGCCTAATCCATTCGATCATCAGAAACGCCCTATCTTAAAAAGTACTTTGTTCCCTGTGCCTTTGGAATGGTTTGGGATCGGACTTATAGAACCAATCATTCCTTTACAGCATGAACTTAATACAATTAGGCGACAACGTTTAGACAATGTTAACCTCATTCTTAATAGAATGTGGAAGGTTAATAGCTTTGCTGATATTGATATGGAAACGTTAGTGAGTAGTCCTAACGGTATCATCCTAACGGATGACATGAATGCAGTAGAAGCTTTAGAAACAGCAAATGTCACACAAGATGCGTATAATGAAGCTGCTTTAATTCAAAATGATATTGACTCTGCCACTACTCCTAAGTCTGTGCAAGGCACTCCTAACTCAGGAAGCCTTGGACGTACGGCTAAAGGAGCACAACTTATCATTGGACAAGCACTAGAAAAATTTGGAACTGCTACAAAGCTGGCTGAAGAAAGTGGCATCAAACGAATGTTACGGATGATGCATCAGTTAAATGAGCAGTTCATTGATAGCGAAGAAATGCTTAATGATCCTTCGGGATACGGTAAGTTGTTTACACAACTGGAGTTTCCAGTTACTCCTGAAATGATTCGTGCTGAGGTTAGTTTCCAGATGAAGGGTATCAGCGAGATGATTAATGCTGAAGCTAAGATTAATCAGATCGTTAGCTTCCAAGGTGTATATGGACCTGCATTAGCTCCTGAAAGTACTACAGCTTTAATGAAAAAGATGTGGAAACTTATGGGATTTGATCCTGATGAAGTCAATCTAGCAGCAGTGGCTCCGCTCCCTGAGCTTCGTGAAGCAGCAGGTGAGGGAGCAACAGATGCTAACGTGGCTCAGATCAAACAAAATGGACAGATGAATGCAGTTCCTGGAGTGGCCTCACAACCGAAAGGATAATTGGATGGATGCCAATACAAGAGCAAGATTGGAATCAGCAAAAGTAGATGCGTCAGTGATGCGAGAGTTTGTACAACATCCTGGCTACCAGATTTTAGTAAGAGAAATTCAAGCACAGATTACTGACTCTAAAAGTAAATGGCTTGAAGCTCCTAACGCTGATGAAGCGGAGAAGATTCGATTGGCTGCAAAGCCGTGGGGTGATGTCCTCAACCTCATTAAAGCAATTATGATGCGCGGCATGAATGCCCAACGCACCGAAGCATACTTGGACTCCCAAGGGAGCAACCAAGAAAGAGAGGACAAATAAAATGGACAATACCCAAGCACCAGCAGCAGATGCTACAACTCTAGCGAGTAATGTGGTTCCTGCTCAGGATGCAGGCAATACGGCGTCAGGTACACCGAACAAAGATGTAGCAGCTACCACACCAAAATCGGGAGTAGTTGACCAACCAGTTAAAGACACAGCCCCTGCTGTGGACTACGCTGCCGAGTATAAGAAACTTCAACGCGCTTATACGCAAGAGACTCAGAAGCGTTCCGCTCTTGAAAAGAGATGGGACACAATGGAAGCAAAGCTTGATGAACAGGCTAAGCATCTTGCAGATTTGCGGAAAGTACCTTATGATCGGGAGAAGTTTTTGGCTGAGTTTCAAGATAAAGGGCCAGAAGTCCTGAAACCCTATTGGGAACAGGATGTTAAATCGGTGAGAGATGAGTACAGTAAGCAGTTTGCGGAGCGTGACTCGCAGTTACGCACTCTACAAACTAGGATGGTAGTGAACGAAAGGCGTATGGATATTGAGAACTATCCCGACTTTCGTAAACTTGAGCCTATTATTGGAGAGATGCTTGACGATCCCAACTGTCCTGTTGATTTCTCTAAGCCGATGGATCAAGTGATTGATGCCCTTTACCAATTGGCTCGACAAACAAGTAGCGCCGATGCGATTAAACAGGCTGAAGCTTCAGGCCGTAAACAAGCCGAAGCGAATCTCGTCAAAGAGTCTAAAGCGACTGTGACGGGTGGTGGTAAAGCTGCCAGTATTACGACTCCTGATCTTGGCAAGATGGACATGAAGCAGTTACGAGAATACTTCGTAAATGTTAATGGCGTCATTGACCGAGACTAAGCGTAAACGAGACAAATAGCCCTGTAATTTCAGGGCAGGTAATATACAATGGCATTTCCTGATAGCCCGCAAGTCCCTGGGTCTGGAGTTGGCGTCCAAGTCGCTCCTGACTTTTATTATGATAAGCAGTTCTTGGACAGACTTGAACTTAACCTGATGTTCGATCAGCTTTGCGAGAAAAAGAAGCTGCCGAAGAACATGGGTGGTCAAGTTACCTGGACACGATATAATAACTTCGCTGCGAATGTTACTCCGCTTTCACCTGGAGTCATCCCCGCTGCGATTAATATGTCGGCTGCACAGATTAGTGCGATTCCCTTGCAGTATGGGGACTTCGTCACTCTGTCTGATGCGATTGAGTTGAAAGCGATTGATCCGATTGTTGAATCGGCTAATGAACTTTTGGCTTATCGTGCGGCTCTGTCCATTGACACGCTCATTCGTAATCAACTTCATGGCAATTGCACTACGCAGTATGCGTCTGGTGCGGTTTCTGAGTCTGCGGTTACGGCTGTTGTGTCAGCGGCTGATGTTCGTAAGGCTGTTAAGACTTTAAAAGTGGTTGGCACGAAGCCGTTTGATGCGGACTTCCGTGGCTTGGTTCATACGGCTACTGCGTATGATCTTATGTCCGAAACTGGTGTGGGTGGATTCATCGACATCACGAAGTATACGGACAAGCAACCCCTGCTGAAGGGTGAACTTGGGAAACTGTGGGGCGTTCGCTTCATGGAATCTCCTAACGTTCAAACTGGCGTTAATGGTAGTGCGGCAACGACTTATCGCAATTACATCGTTGGAAAAGGTGCAATGGGTATCGTTGACTTGGCTGGAAAACTGTCAGTTGAAACGTTCCGCAAGCCTCTTGGCTCTGCTGGAGCGGCTGATCCGATTAACCAGATCAGCACTGTTGGTCACAAATTCTGGATGGTGGCTAAAGTGTTGGATGCGAATCGGGCAGTTGAACTGATTGGGACTTCAGCGTACTAATTAAATCCTACCCCACTGGGGGGAGCAATCCCCCTGGTGGGAATAGGTAGAAAAGGATAATCAAATGCCTAAATTGCCGATAGATCAATTTAAAGGACTTGAACTAAAACCTGGAGATAAAGTCATGCTTACTGTGGCTTCTATTGGAAATGGAGAAGTTCAATTCGAATATGTGGATGCGAAAGATCGACCATTGGCTAAAGCAGTTGATTATATTAAACCAGTGAAACAACCTGACAAGCCTATTGTGGATGAGAAAGAGGCTGAAAAAATGTCAGTAAAAGATTTGCGAGATAGGATGCCTGTAGTGGATGAAGATGGAGAAGCAGATAAGAGTAAGGAAGTAGAATAACGACTAGGGCTGTATAAAGGAGACTAAAATGGCAGACATACTTGGTAGTGTAGTTATTCAAGACCTCACATACACACAAAAGAAACACGGTACTGAGGTACAGATTTCATATTTAAATGGTGGAATTGCTGGTAGCGAGGTTGTTAGTGTTACGAGTAACCATATTAGAGTTCGTATTGCTAGTGGTACGTCTACAGCAACACAAATCAAAGCGGCTGTCGAAGCGCATTATGAAGCTTCCTTGCTTGTTACTGTGACAGTTAGCGGTACTGGTTCAAATACTCAGGTTTCTTGTGTTAGTGCGTCTTTGTCTGGTGGTACAGTGGTTGCTACTGCTTCATTGGTAGTGGATGCAATTAAATTCACGGCTGTTACTGCTGGAACTGCTGGCAATAGTGTTAGGATTAAACTTATTGGTGGAGCCACAGCAGGAAGTGAAGTAGTTACAGTATCTACAAATGATATTGAGATTCAGATTGAAGAGGGTATTAGTACATATACACAAGTAAAGACAGCTTATGATCTAGTAGGTGCAGCTACTGCTTTAGCAACAACCTCTAGTTCTGGATTGGCACTTAGTAATAGAGCAAGAGTTGCACATTGTCCAGCGTACACAAATCTTGCTGGGGGTGTAGCGGCTACTGCTGCGGCTGTTGTTGTTCAAGATCTTACTTATGCTGCTGATGCCACTGGTGTTGCTGCTAATGGTAAGACTATTACGTATACAACTGGAGCTACGGCAGGTGCCGAGGTTGTCACAGTTACTAGTGGCAATGTTAATGTTCAAATTGAGAATGGAGTGAGTACAGCGACACAGATTGAAACAGCATTGAATCTAGTAGCTGGATTTACTTCAGTGTATAATGTTACTGTTTCAGGAACTGGGTCTAATGTACAGAAAACAGTTAATAGTGCAATATTTAGTGGAGAAGCAACTCCTTCTACTAAGAACTACTATTGTGATCAGACTATTACAGCTTTAACCACGTCATTTGTAGCGCAGCACTTTGGTTTTCATGCGCAAACAATTGTGCTACGTAATGACGAATCCTCTGGCAGTGATACAGTTAGTTGGAGTTTCGATGGAGCAACGGTGGGTGGAGTGTTGAAGCCAGGAGAATCAGTTGTCTTAGATCGAGTCAACAACGGTATTGCTATTATTAGTCTTAAGAGTAACGCTGCTGCTGATTATAGACTTGATGTTGTAGGTGTGTAAACTAATCACTTTCCAGTTTAGGGGGTTCTGGATAGCAAAAACCTTCTTCAATTTAGAAGGAGAGTAAATGTCAGATTTCGACTCAGGAAAAACAGAAGTAACTAATCTTCCTCTAACACAACCTATTAGTGGAAGTGTTACAGTATCAAATATTCCAGTATCTGTTGCTACTGCTACTGTTCTACCAGTTACTGTTAGTCCAATAGTAGCAACTCTTTTAGCTACTAATCCAGCTAGGATTCTTGCTGTGATTTGGAATGAGACTGGAACTCTGTATGTCAAAGCTGGGACAGGAGCATCATCTTCTTCTTATACATGGAGACTCACTGCGAATACAGAATTAGATGTCGAAAATTATACAGGAGCTATAACCGCTACTAAAGCATCTGGTACTAGTACGTGCTTAGTTACTGAATTTTAATAAAGGATTATTTAATGCCTATTTATCCCAGTAGTTTTTCAATGGCCGAAGATCTCCCAAGACGACTAGTATGGAGTACTGATACAGACTGGAATAAAGGAAATCTTGACTCCAATACTGAAGTATCTGGCACTGGAGCATCAACTATTATTAGACCTAAGTCTTATGATGTACCTGCTGATTTCATTTATTTAGCCTGGAACTTTAATGAACTAAGTGGTCCTACTGTAATTGATAGTTCACAATATGGACGTGATGGAACACTTGTTACACCAGAAGGATATCAACCAGCACAATTTCTTACTGGAAAACTACTTAATGCCTACTACAATCCAGGTGAATATGAAGCAGCAGATTACATAGATGGTGGCAATGTTGCTGGTTTTGAATGGAGTCAACCCTTTAGCATCGATTGTTGGATAAAACCATCCCCAGGATACGGTACATTAACTATTGCTAGCAAATATGATACTGTTAATAATACTGGTTGGATGTTTCAATGGCAGGATGATTATCTTCGTTTAGATTTGAGTGGTGATGCCACTTATAGATTTCAAACATATGCTGATACGGCTCTTTCCGGTGATGGTAATTTTCATCATGCTGTCGTAACATACGATGGTTCTGGAATCGCTGCTGGGGTAAAATTTTATATAGATGGAGTTTTAGTTGGCAATAGTACGTATTATGATGGATTAGCTAGTACTACAATTATAAATAGTGAAAATTTTCGTGTAGCAGCAATGTCTGGAGCTGGGTGGATTGGTGGAATAGACGCTTTTAATATATATACAAAAGTTTTAAGTCAGACAGAAGTTGATACACGATATAATGCTGGTACTGGAACTGAAAGTCCTCTTGCGTTAACTCCATGGTTTTATACAACTGCTCATTATGAAACTAACGCATTTGATTCAGGTGTCGCTGGACAACTTTGGAAAGAATTAGGCGTAAGTAGGACTGTTCCATCAGGAACAACTGTGGTTGTTAAAGCTAGAGCCGCTGCCGATGATGGAAATATGGGAAGTTATAGCAGTGCTTTAACTATTGGAGACTCTTTAGAATTGACTGGACGATTCATTCAATTCTCTATAGATTTTACTGGAACTACACTAGAACGAGCTATAGTAGACACTTTAACGGTGCTATATATAGCTCCAGACATACAGAATATGACACCATAATGAATAAAGTATGGGATTTATTTAATATTAAAGGTGGATCAATCATGGGGTTGTTCACTCTATGTATGATATCGCTTATTATTTATGTTACACTCACACAAAAGACTTTAGACTCAGGTGTAGTGGCAGCATATAGTATTACTGTAGGTGCATTTGCCTATAGTAAGAAAGGGGTTAAGAAGAATGTTAGCGTCAACGTTTCAGAAGAACCTGAAGAAACTGAACCCAAGTCTTAAGATTTACTGTGGTGATAATAAGCATTTGCCAGCAGGTATCTACCACATCGTAGCTGGGGAGTACGAAGAAATCTGCGGCGTAGAAAAGAATGAAGTACCAGAGTATTCAGAATATAATAGCTTTGGTAAGATGATTAAAGGTGGATGGCGTAGAGTATTACAAATACTTATCGCTAAGAAACTAATAGACCGTAGACGATCTTATGCGTATTTTGGACATTGGGATGAACATAGTAAGCCTTCGTATACAGTGGAACAAACAGAAGTTGATAAGGCTATCGCTGATATGGAGTCCCGAAAAAGGTATACAGGTAAGATTGAGAGTCCGTTAAATCCTGGTCAAATGGTTGACAATTGGGTGTCAAGGACAGATGACGTCGTTGATATCGGTAGGATGATACGGAAACAAAAATAACGGTCTGGCCTCACCGCCTTCATGGAAACGGGGCCACAATTTGAGGAGCTAACATGCAAGCAAGCGAGTTAATTACACAAATACGTAGCGAACTTGTAGAACCTATTGCTGGGTTCTGGACTGATGCTGAACTACTTGGTTGGATTAATAGGGCTGAAGCTGACTTTGTTAATCGAACACGTATTCTAGATGACCGTGATTATACCTCTACTATACAAGGTGTAACTGAATATCCATTACCTTCAAATTGCTTGAGCATTCGTGGTGTTATGTACAACCGAGCATTAGCTACTGAGACTCCAGATTGGACAAGACTTGTGCCATCAAATCTTGAAAAGACTATGCAGCAAACGCCTAATTTCCCTAATTTAGATGTAAACGCACAAAACGATCCAGGAGCATATATGGTGTGGGGTAGAACACTGATAGTTTTTCCTACTCCTAAGCGTACTCAATCAGACAATATTATCCTATACTATAAAGCAAAGCCTATTCCTTTAGCCTATGTGACAGATCAAATCAATTTAGATGATAGTCTTAGAGAAGCTATTATAGCATATGTATTATGGAAGGCTTTAAAAAAAGGGCAAGAAGATGAGAAAGCTATTGAACAAGCACAGATTTATGAAGTATATGTAAAGCAAGGACTTCGCTGGACTAAAAAACAAAGCGGAGATCAAAGGTATCGAATCGACATCGTTAGTCCTACGCCATTTGAAGGACCATTTGATAGTCGGTTTAATCCCTTACAATAAGAGGAGACTAAAATGCAAGACAATATGAAACTGACAGGCTACATTCGGTTCGATCTTTTTGATGCCGAGGGTAATCTGAAACAGCACGAAGAAGTGAAGAACGTTGTTGTGACTGTGGGAAAGAACTATCTGGCTGCGTGGCTTATGGCTGCGTCACAGTCTGGATATTTTATGCAGTATCTGGCACTTGGGACTGGATCAACGGCTGCTTCAGCCTCTGACACCACCCTTGAAACTGAACTTGCTACACGTGTTGCAGGTACTCTGACATCGAGTACAAACGTTTGGCAGAATCAGGGAACCTTTGGTGCAGGTGTAAATACTGGTGCTATTACTGAAGCAGGTATCCTCTCAGCGTCGTCTGCTGGAACAATGCTTGCGAGACAGACATTTCCAGTTATCAACAAAGCTGCTGGAGATAGCTTGCAGGTGACGTGGCAGATCACGCTTAGCTAATATAAGCGTTATTAAACGCTAGGAGTCTCATATGGCAAACTATCCAAGTTCCGCATCTACAGATGCAAATCTATACGTGGCTGTCAATTCGCTAGCTACTTCGCTAGCGGGTGCTCTCACGTCCAGTGGTGGAAATAATGGCTCCGACATTGAAGTGGTGAGCACGGCAGGATTTCCTGCTACAGGCTTTATCACTATAGATCAAGAAGCTATCTCCTATACTTCTTTACTGAGTGCTCCTCCTCGGTTCAGTGGCATAGTGAGAGGTGCTGATGGTACGATTGCCTCGGCTCATAGCGGTGGATCAACGACAAAACACAACGTGATTGCTGCGCATCACAATGTGTTGAAAGAAGAAGTGAAGGCTATTGAAACTGACTTAGTGGGGATTAATGCTTCTATTACTCCTGTCACTGCTACAAACACGTCTACGAGTCTTTTAAACCGTATTGCTATGATTGTTAACCAAATCAAAGTAGGATTTGGACTAACAAACTGGTATGACACTATTAGTGCTGCTGTCTTAGTGGCTACAGATCAGTCAATTGCTGGTATTAAGACATTCACTGGTCAGTTGATTGGAAAAGGAACAGCCACAAACGATTCTGCTTCCGCTGGTTACATTGGAGAATACATTTCATCTGTTGTTGGATTAACCAACGCGCCCACTTCTGGGAACTATGGAGATTTAACGAGTATTTCTCTTACAGCGGGTGATTGGGATGTAACAGGTATAGTGCATTGGGACGGCAGCGGGTCAACTGCAACTAGCTATCTAGGGGGCATTAGTACAACTTCCGGAAATAGTGGAACCGGATTAACGGTAGGAGATAATGAGTCTCTCGTAAATCCTACTGCTGGTTTCCCAATAAACCAAGTAGACAATATTATCCCAGCCTATAGGGTATCCATAGCTTCCACGACTACTTACTATTTGAAATTTAGATCGGTCTATGTCGTAACCCCAGTAGCCTATGGTCGTCTCTCAGCCAGGAGGGTGCGTTAACATGAAACTCTACACCTCTGATTGGAATGTATACGATGGCATGGACGAAGAAACTGTTATTCGTCTACGTGCTGAACTAGGAAAGACTACAAAGTTCATTACGAAAGAAGTATACGAAGCACAGCAGACACTTGAACAAGTCAATAAACGAATGGAAATAATCTAATGATGTACAATGAGGATACTTATAACACTAATAACTATAACGTAGGTATTCTTATACTTGCTCTACTTGAATCCATTTCTTCTAGCGACAGTCAAGTAAAGGATGGCTCTCTTTTAAAGACTGAACTACTTACAATTGTAGATGTACTTCAGAAGTTCTTTGGTGGAGAATACCTAGTTGAAACAATAAGTATGACGGATGTTCAATTAAAAACATATTCTTTGAATAGGTTAGAGAGTATTGCATGTACAGATGCCCGTGTAAATACAACACTTAAAGTATTGATAGAAACAATTTCAGCCAGTGACCTTCGTACATTGGCTTATACAATGAATCAGGTGGACTCGATTACACTTTCTGATTTTATTGCTAAGGCTATTACAGACAAGAAGTTCTTAGAGTCTATTCGATTGCAGTCTTGGCTTAGCGTTAAAAAGACTGGCGATCAGTGGAGTAACTAATGAAATCTGTTGAATTTACTTTACCTGCGGAGTCTTGGAAGGGGATAGTCACAAAGTATCCTATTGACTCAGGCTTCGTTGGGGCTGATGACTTCATTGAAGGCTCCTATAACTTTGTCACTAATGTTCGTGGTGTAATCACAAAGCGTGAGGGTGGCATTAACTATAATCCTACGCTTCTTCCTGCGCCTATTGAGGATCAATACGAGGCCGTATTCACGACAGGTGTGAGACATATGCTTGTCATGTCCAACGGCACCTTACACTACAGTAGTGGTGGTGGAACGTTTAGTAGTGTAACCTCTGGCTATTCAGCTAATGCTAATATGGAGTTTGCTGCATATAAAGATCGTGTGTACTTCGGTAATGGTGTTAACCAACCGGGAGTGTACGATCTTGGCGATAGTTATGGTGGTAATGCCTTCGTTGTGCCTAAGACAAAAGTGATGGGTGCTCAGCCTCCTGCTACTGCTCCTACTGGAACAGCCGTTGCTGGAGCTGGGGTAGCTGATGGATCATACAAGTACAAAGTGACGTACATGTACTATGGTTTTGAAGAATCTAATGGCTCAACAGCTAGTAGCATTATAACAACGGCTGGCCCTAACAACCAAGTGAATCTAACGATTCCTACTGTTACCACACTGTACGGTGTTACGGCTAGGAAGATCTATAGAGCCATTGGGCCGTCGTATGATGTGTATACTTTAGTTGGCACTGTGTCGGACAATACGACTACAACGTTCTCTGACAACACGACTATCGGTACGTTGCCTATTCCTACTGACAATAACGTGCCTCCTGTCTTTGGGCTTATTGTTAACCACCTCGATAGGCTATGGGTGGCAGGAGTGAATGATAGCCAGTCTACAATCTACTGGAGTGAGGCTGGATTACCTGATGTCTTTAGCGCTTTTAACTTCTTACTATGTAATCCTAAAGATCCTATTCAGGGCCTTTATGTGTATAATGATAGGGTAATTGTCTTTAATAAGAACAGTATGGGACAGATCCTAGGTCGTACTTCTGCTGACTTTAAATATAGCGAAATATCTCCTAGCGTAGGATGTGCGGATAATCGCTCTATTCAGAGCCGTACTATCCAAGGTGTGCCTACGTTGATCTGGCTTAGTACTATTGGCCCATATGAGTTTAACGGCTCGTCTATCAATCAGATTGGAGAAGACATTGAGAATCTCTTTAAGCTAAACATTCAGCAGGCTACACAGGTGAAGGGTAAGAACAGCGAATCTGCATTCACTAGCGGTACTCCCTCAGAAGGGATAGAACGCTCAGGTGGACGTCTTACCACCCCTAATCCTCAGAAAGAATGGGACGATCAGGTGGAGTGGGAAGAAACTAATGCTGCGTATGTTACTGTAGCTACGAAAGATGCTGGAGATATTAAGGTGCCTTTGGCTACATCTCCTGCTTACAGCACTGGTACGTCTAGCAATACAGTTGTGTCTGGAAGTAATCTACAGATTCCAACTCAAGCCAACTTTACTGGTGAAACGACATCTCGGTATACTCAGATAAATCTGACGGCTAGCAGAAAAATAATGGCTACGCCTATCATTCCTACTGTCTCTGGAACGATGACACAGATTAACTTAGACTTCACTGGATGGCACATCACTTATTCTGACTTAGAAAATCCAGCTAACTTCAGTGTTCGCTTACGTGTTTATGGAGATAGCGCAGGTACTCCTAGTGGAGACTTGTACGTAGGCCCCCTAATTCCTACTGGCAGTGCAACAGGTATAGAGAGTGTGTCTATTCCTATGACTGGTGGACAGCGCTATTGGATCGCATGGGAATGTAATCCTTCTGCTGGATTCTGGACAAAGATTCCGATGAGGATGCACCCTAGTATCAGCATACCGGGGCCTTGGATTGCTTCAGGTGGTTGGGGATTAGCTGGAACTACTGGTGGTGGAAGTTGGGTGCCTATGGGTACGACAGGCAACGCTAACACAGCCTTTGCTTATAACTATAGCTATGTGGCTAATGCTATTGCAGGATCAGGTATCTGGTATAGTCCAGTGTATGACTCTAAAGCACTGAATGCAGTGCCTACAACTGTGACGCATACGGCTTCGTTTCCTAGTGGCACGTCTACTGTCACTACAGTAGCTACGTGCAGTAATGGAAACTTTAGTAGTCCTACAGCCTACAGTGAGCAGACCTTTGCTAATTTGAACGGTGTGGGTACGATCACAACGATTACGCCACAACGTTACTGGCTAATTAAAGTTCAGATTGTATCTACTGACAATCGTTATACAGCTACAGTCAATCCAGTGACTCTAAAGTTCACACAGACTGTGCAATGGACTAGTGCTCCTATCAATCATAATGCTCCTGAGTTTGCTGGAATTGCTGGGCATGACGTGCTGACATTAGACTCTCTTACATATACTGGGACAGCTCCCGGTGGCACAAGTGTAACCTTAGAGGTGGCAACATCTGCTGATAATATTACCTATAGTTCTTACACTGACCGTACTCTTGCTACTCCTAATAAATGGAGCAAAGTTAGAGTCACGTTATCAAGCGATGCAGCTAATGTCACTACTCCTACAGTTAGCAGACTGGAGTATACTTGGACACTACGTAGTACCTTTGTCTCTTCAGTCATTGATACTGGAGCAGTGCCTGCTGGTTGGGAACTATTCCAGACAGACGCTATTGACAATGGTGGAACATTGTTATTTGAATTTAAATCGGCTGCTTCAGTGCCGGGGCTTGTTGGAGCTACGTGGTATACAGTTACGAACGGTGAGTTCATTGCAGTGCCAGCGTATCAGTATGCTCAGTGGCGTGTGACGATTACATCCACTAACACGCATCTGCCTACAGTGGATAGTATCACGATCAACTGGTTCATCCAGACAGCTACGAGTATTCGAGTGGCTAGCTTGTTCTATGATAAGAACTACTACTTAGCTGCTGCTGAGTACGGTAATACTACAAACAATGTAGTCTTTATGTACGACCAAGATAGCAATTGGAAGTTCTTCAGAGGACTTACAATCAATACGTTCTGTACCTTCTTTACTGATGCCTACTATGGCTCGTCTTTAGTGGGACAGATTGTGAAGTTCATAGCCAGTAATACGGTTGGAAACAACACGGATCAAGGCACGAACATCGCTATGGACATGCGTACGAAAGCCTTCTCTAGAGAGCTTATGAGCGAAGAAAAGACTAAGTATCTGAGACAGGTGATTCTACGTGGACTTGGTACTGGTGCTCGTCTTACGCCTACGTACTCAATAGACGGCGGTACAACTTACCTCCCATTAGTGGATATTGAGACAGGTTTACAGTACGTCGACACTATAAACGATGGAAAGATCTTCAGTAGACGCTTTAGCATCATGCCAACTACAAAAGTAGATGGTAAGACGATCATTCTTAGGGTATATAACAATGATGAATATGGTGTAGAAATCCATACGATTCGTGCTAAATGCTGGATCAGTGATAGAGAGGTATTAAATGGCTAGACAACAACGTAGGCCATTAGCTCCTCCCTTAGAAACAGATAAACTCTTTAGGGACTATACAGCAGTAATTCAAGATAACTTAGATGAGCTCTTTAATGTTGCTCATGTGCATACAGTGCGAACAACCGTTCCATTAGCTAGTGAAGGATCAGTTGGAGATATTGTTATAGTTAATTTAACAGGAACTTATTACATCTACGCTAAAGTAGATAGTGCTGTTTGGAAGAAAACAGCAGCATTAAGTTAAAGGAGTAATACAATGGCTTGGGGAACAGCATTAGCAGCAGGTGCATCAGTTTTAGGTGGATTAATGTCACGCAAAGGGGGAGGAGCTGCTAGTCCTCCAGATATCACACAGCAGTTATCAGAAGCAAGGAAACTAAGAGAAAAACAGGGACGGGCTGTACAAGATACGTATGCCCGATTACCTGGCCTTACCCAAGACTACTCTGCCCAAACCCAGGCTGGGATAGAGGACATTCGAAATCGTGTAGGTGAAGGAAGCCAACAGTATCTTGGAGACATTGGACAGAATGTCGAACAAACTAAGGATGCTCTACGGCGTTCTTTGTATGGCAATACTTTCAGCGGTGTGCCTGCGGCTATGCAAGCCGTGAGAGAAGCAGGGGCTGCTGGGGCTGGAGTAGGTAGTGGAGCATACCTTCGTGGCGTAGAGGGAGTAGGAGAGAATATAGCACAACGTCTAGCTACAGGAGAGCAGGATATTCAGGCTAAGGGATTAGAAACAATGGCCGATGCTCGTACTCGTACTTATGATACATTCTCAAATCTTGAGTCTAAACTAGGCTCAGCTAACCTAGATCGCATCGCTAAGGTTATGGATACTGGTAGAGCAGATGAATTGCAACGGTTATCATTAGAAATGGGACTTAATGAAGAAGAAACACAGAGTCTTATTGATCTAATGAACTTTCAACAGTCTGGTAAATTAGCTTCAGAAACAGCAGCGAATCAAAATAAGAACGATTTAAGTAATGCATTGCTAGGTATTGGTGGTCAAATTGCTGGAAGCTACTTTAGTAAGAAATAAGGAGTAATGTCATGGCTCTTAATGTAAATCGAAATCTTCCTTCCTTCAGTGAGATGTTCTCTGCTATGCAGAATAAAGACAGCCTAGCTGAAGCGATTAAATCTGGCTATCAAGGCTACTTGTCTGGTGTAGAATCTACTAGAAAGGGTCGAGAAAGTGAGGCTGAGATAGAATTGAAATCTGCTCAAGCCAAAGAAGCTTTATCTAAAGCCAACGCTGATCCTATGAAGGATTACACTGACATTAGGGCCCTTGCGCCCAATCTTACCAAAGAACAATATGATACATTGGCTGCTACTGCTACGCCATTAGGTGACAAACTGATGGTAAAGAAAAGTGAAGTAGCTAATATGATTCCATTAGTAAAGGAACAAGGTACTGAACGACGGGCTGAACTTGCTAGGGCAGAGCAAGAAAAAGCTAGACTTGCTGCTGAGAAACGACAGTTAGATGTTATTAAGGCTCTATCTGATAGACAACAGAAAGCTTTAGATGCTGCTAATGCAAAACAAGAACAGGCTCAAGCCTTACAAACATCCCAGGCAGAATTAAAAGAAGCAGAGAAACGTCCTGGACTTATGAAAGGTGTAGATTACTTCTTTAATACCGCACAACAACAGCGGATTAAAGCTGCTCAACAGATTAGAGATAGAGCTTTACGATTACAACCTGGAGAGACAGAGATGGTGGGGCCTGATGGCATAGTCATTGCTGTGCAGCCAGAAGAAATTGCAGAATATATGCAGAAAGGATACCACCAGAGATAATCAATGGCTAGAATACTAGGAAAGTTAGATCAAGAAGGTAATATCGTTCCTGAACAACAGGAAGATAGTATCGTTAATAAGCTTGCTTCTAAGATAGAATCTGTTACTAAACCTATAGGACAGGCAGTAGAGAAAGTTACTGCTCCTATTGGACAAGTGGCTGGCCGTATGATTTCAGTCGCTGAATCTACACCTCCTATTGCTAGGCCATTAGCTGAAGCTGCTATCGCTCCAGTAAGAGTCCTTCAAGGTGCTGGCATGGCACTAGGTGCCCTAGAAAAGGGTGGTGAAATGGCTGCTGAAGAACTAGGCAAAGCTGGGGTTAATCCTAATATAGCTGCTGGTGTTGGTACGTTGATATCCAAGGCTCCAGACATTATAGGTACAATCACAGGTGGTGGACAACTCATTAAACTGGCAGGTAAGTCTGCTGCTCGTAAGGCTGCTCTTAGAGCGCTGAATGACAGTGCTGCTGATATTGCCAAACTTCCCACACAAGTACCCCTTCCATTAGGCGAAGTAGAGAACGTGGTTAAACCTATAATGAAATTAGAGAAGATGACGGCAGCGATTAAGAAGCCTACAGGTGAGATTGTCTCAGGCCATGGTAGATCAGTAGCTCAGATTCAACGAGAGATGTTTGATCTAGAGAAGGCAGGACAACCAGAAGCTGCACATAAACTCTTTGAAGATACAGTAAAAGCTAAAGGCTTAATGAATGCTGAGGGTAAGTTCTTAACACCAGACGAAGCTATTAAACTATTAGAAGGACAAGGACAGGCTGCTCAAAAAGGCTTTGCTAGAGAACTTCCTTTTATCTCTAGTAAGTCAGGTATTACACCAAAGCCTGTACTTCCAGCTAAAGATGCTATTAAATTCACACGACAAGATGTACTAGATTTGAATAAGAAAGCTGGATTAAAACTACAAGTACCTGAAGAACAAATAAGTTTGTTTAAGAAACCTGTATCTAAAGGCGTTCCTACTGAGCCTATTGTTGAACCTCCACTGCCCAGTAAGTATCTACCTGGAGCAGAAGTACGCCTTGCGTCATTCAAAGAAACTCCAGCTACGGAGATAGGCAAACGTAACCCTCTAACGTCTAGAGTAGAGTATAATAAGAAACTAGGTAAACTTGAGGATACGGCTTATCAACAGTATAAAGTCATGGGTGAGCAGGCTAATAAGGCTGAAGAAGCCACAAATGCTATTAGACGTAGTGCGATTCCAGAGTTCAAGCCTAAGTCTATTGAGTCAGAAACTCTGTTTAATTATATTGAGAATCCTAATAAGACTGAGTTTATGAATCAACTTACTAATGCTGATCCTACATTAGCACAGCAGATAAAGGTGATCGAGCCTAGGGTTAGACAGATTTATGACGAGCTATTGAACAAAGTGAATAGGGTGAGACAGGCTGAAGGATTAGCCCCTATTGTTAGACGTGAGAACTATGTCACACACTTTGATGAAATTTCTATTCTAGATGCCATCGGAGAGTTACGAAAGGTGGGAACACCAGAAGGTACGGAACTAGCACAGGCTATCATACGTAGTTCAGAAGAAGTGGCGAAGGGTACGAAATTCGCACACGTTGCTGACATTACGTTTAGGCACATTAGGAGAGCGTTAGGACAAGACACTGAAAAGGATGCTGTCTCCGCATTAGCGAGATACAGCAAAGCCGCTAATAACTACATTCATATGCAGCCCGTAGTGAATGAGATGCACGAATCAGCTAATCTGCTTAAAGCTAGGGCGCCTAATGCAGCTAAGTATATTGAAGATCAGGCTGATTTCTTAGCTGGAAAAACACAGTTCTTAGATCAAGCGTTAGAGGATATGTTTGGAAAGGAAGCGACAAATCTGCTCTATAAGATAAGCAGTAATGCAAAGAGCAACATTCTATTAGGACGTGCCAGCACCATCCTTCATCAGGCTCAGGGATTACTCCCTACCGTGGCTGACAATAGCCTGAATAGCGTAAGGAAGGGCATGAGCAGCTTGTTTAATACGAAGATGGAGGACTTTGCCTTGGCCAATAGTAATACGTTGCAGGCTAGGGCGTTGGATGCAGCCTCTAGAAAGATAGGAGCAGGTCCTGTACGTAAATCCTTACAGTGGATGCTGTATCAGGCTGACTATCAGTTCGCTAAATTGTCCTGGTTTACTAGACTCCATGAGCTTAGAGCGAAGGGATTGCCGTTAGATCAGGCTATTAAAGGGGCAGAAGAATTTGCAGCCATGTCCCAAGGACACACTTCCTTGGTCAATACGCCTCCCTTGCTTAGGGCTAAGGCTGTACAGGAAGCAGCAGCCTTCCAGAATCAGGCTGTAGCGAACGCTAGGTATTTGTCACAGCACGTTTGGAAGGGCAAGAAGCCAGTGGAAGCAGCACAAGCAACCCTTAAATTAGGTACAATGCTCTATACCTTACAGGCTGTAGAGGAAGCATTGCTAGACAAGCAGAAACGTACCGGAATTGTAGAGCAGTTCGCTCCTATGATGTCTGCTTTGACAAGAGGGTTAACAGGTCCAGGTATGAGTGTGCTTATAAATCCATTAAAGGCTAAGACTACAGATTCCTTTATCAAAGCAGCTATTAAGTCAGCGTTCTTAGCTCAGAATGTTATCCCTGCTGGTGGATTAGTAGGCGAGTATGTGGCTAAAGGAGTAGTGGGAGAGCCACAGAATACTGGAGAATAGTATGAGCATGAAGCAATTAGAAATCGAGATTGTTAACCATTTAAAAGAAGCCCCTATTGTTAAAGCACATCTACAAACGTTAGATTGGAAGATGAATTGGGTGATGGGACTAATCAGTGCCACCTTTGTAGCCACACTTGGGGCTTTATTGGCTTTAATGATTAGGAGATAATTATGCCTTATCCACAGAGTTATGATAAACAGGATGTTGTACGTGCAGTTATGCACAAGTACAAGAAAGGCTCATTAAAGTCTGGTGGGTCTAAGAGTGAAGTGCAAGATAGGAAACAGGCTATTGCTATTGCACTGTCGGAGGGTAAGAAATACGGCCATAAGTAAGGTGGTGTGTCATGCCGATGTGTCCGAAGTGTAAAAGAAAGCGGCGTGTGATAGAGAAGTTAGAACGACAGAATGGAAAGAAATACTTTATTGGACGCTGTATTAGTTGTAAAACACCTGTTGAAATGGAAGAATACAAGAATGAACGAAATCCTAAACTTGAGTCTTAAGCGCACCGTATTCTATAGTGACTGCACCATCGGAGAACTTTACTCTAACGGGCAGTTTGAATGTTTCACTCTTGAGGATGTGCCTAGAACTGAGAAAGTCTACGGTCAGACGGCTATCCCTGTAGGTGAGTATAGGATAACCGTTGATTACTCGAATAGATTTAAACGTCATCTTCCTCTGCTTCATAATGTTCCTCAGTTTGAAGGAGTTCGGATTCATCCTGGTAATACGGCAAAGGATACGGAAGGTTGTATTCTAGTGGGCAGGAAAGTGAATGGTCATTCAATTGAAGAATCTCGCCTGGCATTTAACTCTCTCTTTCCCAAGATAGAAGCTGCTTCACAATGTTCCATAACGATTTCTTAATAGGCTTAAACACTACCTTCCCTGATTTAGTTAAACGCAATTCTGACTGAGTCCCATCTGAATAAACAATAGTACCGATCTTTCTAGATGACATGTAAATCCTCCTTGGTCATAGGCTGTCGTACAAAGTGTCCATCCTTCCACACACCTAATCCAGCATCATCAGCATAGTATGTAGCCTTGTTACCGAAGTGTGTAGTTAAAGCTGAGTCCTCTTTTAATGGCACACCTATGGCTAAAGCCCCATCCATAGCTCGGTTAAACATACCCCCTGCATAGCTTTGCCTACCATCTGCATAGCGTCTAGCCATCCAGTGAATGTCTAAGATGATAGATTGTAGTTTCTGGCAGCGTTCACAGTCTTTCATTCGAAATCTCCTATGTGACCTTTTTTCCAGCAGGATAGTAATTCTTTTAACGTTGTAGACCAGCAATTTTTTCTACAAATGAATAGAAATACGCCGTATTCTTTGAATCGTTTTCGTACCGTTCTCCAAGGCGGGCATTTCATCTAAACAACCTCCATCCTCTAGGCTTATACTTAGTTATAATACACAATGCTATAATACAGAATACTAAGGCAGCTATCTCTAAGGCCATCCCCACCCAGTTACTATAGATCATAAGACCTACAATAGTGAACACGTACTTGATTAGCTTGTAAAGATACGCAGAAGATGACACATCCTTGCTATGTTTTGTACGTAAAGTCTTAGCGATCTGCTTCCAATAGCTGAGGAGTTCCAATAGAACAGCAATAGCTACACAGAAGATTCCTATAGTATGCATCTTAAGCTCCTGGTGGTGTCTTATTGCTCCATGGAATACCCATGTTAGGCTTCTCATCCTCATCCATTTCAATGTAGGTTCTAAAACACTGAGGACATCTACCACACCAGTCTAATTTATCAGCAGCGAAGTACTGTTGACACATCACACATATCACACCTAATGTCTGCATTATTTATTCTCCATTACAATCTCAACATCTTTAGGTTGCTCAATGATCTGAGCCTGACCATCTTGTATCTGTATTACTACTTTCTTCTTACGTGTGCGCTTCGTAGTCTTACGTTGGTCTTGTTCCATGTCATAGAAGTACTCTTTGACAAGGATGGCAAATGTAGCCATGCCGAATAGAAGCTCTCCAGTTAAAATAGCAAACAACCAAAGAGGTTCCCATATGCCGAGGTACAGATTAAGACCTAGCATTTTTAGCCTCCTTCTTAAGCTTACGTGCTATTGTCTTGTTGTACTGAAACACTTTGTTACGCTCACTCTTTCTAGTCTTACGACTAGGAGTATCTTTCTCTGTTAGGTAAGGCTTATACGCGCTCATGGTTATTCCTCATAGTATCCATTGTGTCTACAAATCGTATCGAATACGATAGTTGATAGTAAGAAAGTTACTGTAAACGTTAGAACGATAAGCAGTATTCTTTTTACCACACTAACACCATCCAAATGCATCCAGTTAATGCAAGTAAATACAATGTTAGTACTATAGCAAGAGCCTTAAGTGTCATAGTGTTTTCCAGAAGTTTGAATGTTTATACCCTGGCACTACACCTTCAAACAACTCTCCAAAGTCAGCCATGCTAACGATCTCTTTATAGAGATGAGGCCATTTCTGTACAGCTTTCTTATACCTCCAAGCGTATAGACGCTGCTGGATTGGAATGACTACCATGTTCAAGAGATTGAATATCCATGAACTAGAGAGCCAGAAGTCTAACTGCATAGGCCACCATTTAGGATACCAACAATGTGATGGACGCCAGATAGAGTATAGTCCATGCCATCCAAATAAACAGTATACACGTACTGTACCATACTTCTCCTTATAATCTAGCACACTAACACGTGCATAGGTCTTAAGCCAATGCGCTATATAGTAAGCAGCGTCATTAATACCATCCCAATCCACATCTTCATCTCCCCATTGATGCATTATAAATCCTCCAATTTAATTAAATCTTTTCGTTTGACATTCTTACAGATCGTGACTAGATTAGGGAATAATTCACTTGTCGCTTTTAGTTTACACTGAGGATAGTCGCACTTTCGTTTACAACGGCATGATCCTATACCATCTTGCCTACGTTTAAGACAGTCTCGATGTATATCACAGAAGCAGAAAAAGTGACTCTCTTTCTTGCTATACACCCATTGTTTCCATGCCTTAATGTCCATTTAAGAATCTCCTTAGTTGCAGATTGCTAGTTGTTATACCCACTAATGGAGGCATACTAAACAATGCTTGAGCTATGCCATAGAGTTCTCCGTCTAGTGTAAATACTGGTCCACCGCTCATTCCTGGCCCTATCATAGCGTCGATAATTACTTTGCCCCAGGTATCAAACTCGCCGCTGACAATACCTGATGTCATTATAATTGGAAGAACTGAAGGTGCTCCAGCAACTGCCACTGTAGTACCGATACGGACGCTACTAACTTGGCATACACGTATATCCCTATACTTATTAAAGCCATCACATTGGAGCAAAGCAAGATCACGCTTGCTGTCTTGGCGTATGATTCTACAGCCAGCTTTCTCTCCACTCTGCTTAACTGCGATAATGGCTCTTCCTCTTTCGGATACGACATGGTTAGCTGTCACTACCTTTCCTTTACTAATAATTACTCCACTCCCACCTACATTGCCCTCTTGTGTATCATAGACACGTATTTGTACAGTTCTATTTAGAGCTACTTTCCCCACCTTCTGGTACGACGGTTGTATCCACAACGATAGGTTGGTTAGAATTACTGCTAACGACAACAGGATCACTGGCATTTGTAGACTCCTTTGTTTGTGGCATTCCATTAGGATAATTGAAGTTGTAGTTACGCACACGATCATGCACCCAATGCACAAACGCTTTCCTCTGTACTTTATTCATATAAGCCAAGGATGCATTGACAGCCTGTACGAATTGTTCTGGACTATTAATCTCCATAAGGATCAACCTCTCCTTCTTTGCATAGATTCCACCATTCCTCAGCCACAGTATCCCATTGCACAGGCTGTCCATCTCCATACTTTGTCTTACTCCTGAGTAATTGAGTCCAATCCCATATAAGACTGTGATAATCTCCAGCCTTCATATGCATCTTGTACTCGCTCTGTTCTTCAGGAAGATTAAACGTTATCGTTGCTTTCGGCATCTGACACCTCCAAGAAGTCACTAGGATTGCCGCCTCGTCTAATGTAATCATGACCTCCATCTACAAAGATGGCACCACAATTGCATGTTACAAAGTCATGCCTATGTTTAGACTCGATTACGCTTTTGCATACTCTGCACATTGCTCTATTACGTGCTATCATACCTTCCTCACTATTAATTTAGTCATAGTCTTGCCCTTCTGCCACGCTCCACACTTAGGGCATCTATGCTGACGGTACACGTGCACTTTACCATGCCTGGGATGACCTTCTAACATCTTGCCTCTGTGTCCACAAGTACCGCACTCATTGGCTCTATCAGTAAACAAATAGGCATCAGGGAATGTTTCAGGAGCCCATGCTCTTACCTTTGTGTACAGTTCTTCTGTAGCCAATACATCAGCTATGTTGTATTTCTTCATCTCATTCCATGCATCTATCTTACCTTCTAAACAAGCCCTCCATAAGGCAAAGCCTGGATACTTGCGATGGTATGACTTCACATGTGTCGTGTTTAGATTAGCAGCCAAGTATTCTAGCTTGTTGGATGTAAAGTCTGCCACTCTCCTTGCTAACTGATACGTATCGAAATGTTTGTATGGCTTCGGCGGCTTCATACGATGAAACATAAACCTAGCATTGATCCGTCTACTGTCAAAATTCTGTCCATTCTGTGTAATCACAACATCAGCCTCATTGAGTAATTCCCATAGTGGCTTAAGGATTCCTTTATCATCACCTGGAGGTGTATCACGCTTATCGTAGTATACTTGTGTAGTCTTAGGCGCACCTAACCATTTAGCCGACCATGCCATGATATACCTATCTGTATGTATCTGATTAACCGCTACGTTCTGATCATACAAGTCCCATACATAAGCTAGGATAGGAGCCGTTTCAATATCTAGTACAAGTACGTTAGCTTTAATAGCCATTGTGAACCTCCTCTGGCTTAAAGTCAAACAAGTACTGACCACAATTTATGCACATTCTATATGGAGATTCATCTTCATCGAGCCTAAACAACTCTCCACCACAGGAACATTTAGGAGCGTACTGCTGCCATAGATCATTATACACGCTTCTTCTCCTTTTTCTTCCTTGTCTTTTTCCTTGTCTCTGCACGTTCACCACGTTCTTTAGCTGTCTTTTCATCGTGGCATTTCTTGCACAGTACCTGTAATCCTTCAGGTGTACAGAACATACGCCTAAGATACGTGCATACAGCACATTGGCAATTAGCTAGATCATCTTGAAATGCCTGTGGTTTAGCGGGGTCTTTAACAGGCAAGATATGATCCACTGTAATGGTACGTTTACGAGGTTCCTTCTTATACGCTTGTAAGCATAACGCACATTTGTATAAGTTCTTACCTACCTTCGCTGCCTTAAGAGCCTGATACCTAGCCCACCATCTATACGATATCTTACGCAATTGCCAAACAATCCAAGTTTGAAATGGTATCACTCTTTAGCCTCCTTTTCTTGGTACAATTGGCCCTTTTCGTTTTCGCATTGCAGCTAAAGTTGTAATAGCTTGCATAACTTGTTTCTTCTTTTTGTCTGTTTGAAGATATGGAAGCAGTGTATTAGCTAAACTTAAAGCATGCGAATTTGAAACTACTAGTGTAAATACTTTACCGCCATAATGTGACTTATACTTTGGATATAGCACAGAAATAGAACCAGTTCCTAAATATGACTTAATCTTATTTAAGATTTGCTTCTCATTCTGAGCAAAGGAAAGTTTAAACGAATACGACCTATACTTTCCACACTTACGACGATAGCATCCAATACTTCCTTCACCTTCAAAGAATCCAGCCAGCCATTCATAAGAGAGTTTCATACTACTCCTTCGCTTCTCGCCAATTGTAGCCTAAATGTACATCTACATCTAATGGTACTGACAACTGTACTACACTATTCATAATGCATCGTATGTTCTTTGCAATATTTCTAATTCCTCTTGGGTCATCTTTTCTAAATTCAAAGAGGAGTTCATCATGTACTTGTAAGAGGGGATTGTAGCCAGATTGGGCAACGCTAAGCATTGCGACTTTAATAATATCCGCAGCCGACCCTTGAATGATGTAATTAACTGCCGCACGTTCCCAATGCATTCGTTCAAATTTTTTCCTGCTATTAATTTCGGGAAGTGGAATCCACCTACCTGACATTGTCGATACACCTCGCTGAGAACGTGCCATAAACTTGACCCGTTCAATCCATGATTTGACACGTGGTAGTACAGCCCAGTATTTCCGAAGAAAGGTGTCTGCTTCAGATTCTGATACTCCTGCTGTAATCGCAATCTTACCTGCCTGAGCCCCATATATGGAGGCAAAGTTAAGTGTCTTTCCGATATCTCTTGAAGCACCAAGTAAACGTCCAGTAGTTTCATGGACATCTCCGCCAGTTCTAAAAGTTTCAAGCAACGCTGGCTCTTTACTGAAGTGCGCCAAGAGCCTGTATTCGATTTGGCTATAGTCTGCATCTATCATCACCATCCCATCTCTAGGAATAAACAATTCTCTTAGTTTAGTTCCATCCTTCTTCGCGGGGATGTTCTGAAGATTGGGATTATTACTACTAAGTCTCCCTGTTCTGATCCCTTTGAAGGTTCCTCCGTCTTGTATGGATACTTGATTAAATGTTGTGTGGATGTAAGGCAATGTCGGTAGATTTCTAAAAGCGTCCACATACGTTGAAGTAAGCTTTGAGATACGTCTATGACGTAGTAAAGTATCGACAATAGGTTGTCCTTTAAAAGGTAGCAAAGCGACCTTGTCAGTTCCAGCAATGTTAATCCCATGTTTCTTTAATACCTCAACAGTCTGTTTCGGTGAGCGAGGATTCCATTCAGCATCGTACACTTTCAATGCATCTTCAATAGTTTTAAGCTCGTCACCAAACTCTATCTTTAATTCGTTAAGCCGTTGTACATCTATCTTAATTCCTTTTACTTCCATGTCCACTAGACTACGGTACACAGGTAATTCGATCTGCTCATATAACTTACGCTGTGCTGGCATAAATATCTTATCGAAATGATAATGTAAATCCCAAGCGTCTATTGCATCTTGGCAGCAGTACTCAGCAACAAATGTTACGTCCTGTTTATCAAGAGTTTTCTTATCCTTACCTTTGCCTACGATATCCTTATAACTAGGACGTGTACGCTGAAGCTCATCATGTGCCACATCTTTAAGACCTTGTGATTCTCTATTGCTGTTCACCACGTAAGACATAATCATTGGGTCACTGAATATCTGGCTCGATGTGACAGGCACACCTGCCTTCAGGAGCCAATGAAAGTCAGTCTTAACGTTGTATCCTATAATCTTTTTACCAAACACATACGTTAATAGTTTGAGATGATTGGTAACGTAGACACAGTTAACGCCATCATAGATGCCGCATCCAACGAAGTTATCCTTCTCATCTGTTTCAATGTCTAATGAGATAGGATCATTAAGCTGGACGTTACTGGGGTCTATCTGTACTTTTATTCCGTGGCTCGATGGTCCCCATGACAATCCATTTGATGAGAGCATAGAATCCTTTCAGTGTGTAGAACGAAATAAACAATAGCCCTAGTACGTATAGAAGTGGAAACAATACTATAGCACTAGCTATCTCTAGAAGGGCAAGTCCGTATCTTTTGGCGGTATCCATCTGTCATCCTTTCCTAAATGATATTTCTCAAACTCTAACAAGAACATAATGTTGCATCCAGCATGAGCCAGATGAGACAGTCCTGACTCTGCATCCTTATCCTCACCACGTAGCCAAGCGAAGATATGGCGTAATAGACAGTGCGCTACACGTGTCCATTCGAAGCCACCACGCCAGTTGTTATCACCGTACTTCTTAGCACCGAATGTAAGCACCTTAGCGATTTCTTCCATAGCAACAGGACTAAGCAATGCCATTCTAGGCTTGCCATCATCGTGCCTCTTGCCTGTGAGTTTGTCCATCTGACCTTCCATGCTAGTCTCCTTGTGCGTTACCTGAGCCCATGCACCATGAACAGGGTCGTTCTTCCCATGTGGCTGTATCTACTACTTTCCCTTTGCCTTTACAGTGGGGGCATTTAGACATGGTAGTTTAGCTCCTTCAAAACAATTGCCATTCTCTGCCGCTTTCACTTCTTCATGAGGATTCACTATCCACTCATTAAACTGAAAGAACGCTAGGTCTGCGGCTGTATCTACATCAGCCTTCTCAAAGTTCTTGCAGTGTTCTTGCACCAGTATAATTGTCTCACCGCAATGGTATACGTTACGGAGTGTCTTACGAATCTCATGGATAGTGGCCCATCTAGGATTCTCATTATACTTCTTGAGTGCCCAGTTAGCAAAGAGCCAACACATATCCCCTACCTCTTTGGCTTGATCTTTTAGCGTTTCTTCTTGGGCTGCTTTAGTTGTGTGTGGCATTTTCTTCTCTCCTTTTACGATCTTGATAGTGTGCAATTTCCATATAGTCACAACATGAGCAACAATACTTTGACTCACCTTCAGATAGACAGTCATCACACTGGCCGCAATGCCGACCTGAACAGAAGTACGAATGAATCATTAGAGTATAAACCCCCTCACCTGTTCAATAAAGAATCTAATAAGGGTACGATTAAGCATCTTAAGTCTCCACCATATCCGTTTTCGTCGTGTACCAAATAGCTTTATGATCGTAGTGACAGCTTCTTCTGGTGTACCTACAATGATGTCATCCTCTAGACAGGCGATAGAATAGAATCCTTGTGCATGTCTAGGACTAATCCTAATAACAGGACGCCAGTAACAATATCGCATCAGTCCTACTTCATGTTCTCTACCTTCTGACTTCAAATCAGCGGCGGCATCAATGAGGCAGAATGAATGACGTATAGCCTCTTTATCTAGCCGCCACTTAGGAGGGAGGGTAGCTGCTGACGCAGTGAGTTTCTCATGCTTGTTCTTTAATCCTTCTTCAAGAACAGGATGAAACACTCTAAACCCTGCCGCCTTAAGTAGATCAGTGATATGATTAGCATCCTTTATTAGCTTAGCTTGGTCTTGCCCTGTCATACTACATGCCACATAAATCATATTAAGCTCCTAGTATTTTAGCGGCTACACTGCCGATCACTCCAGCAACGTGTTCTTCAAATCCCTTCGGTAGTTTCTTATGCTTATCATAGCAGCGAAAGAATACGTGTGTCATCTCATGAAAGAATGTTTGTACCGATCTTTCACCTGTTGTATTGCTTCTAAGAAAGACATCTATGATAGCAGGATTACGTGTAGTCGTAACTCCATAGCACTTCTTTTCTAGTTTAGACACTGGCCTACGCCATTCGATATTAACCGCTACCTTTTTCATGATAGTAACCACCCACAAAATTCTTTCCAACAGATATCGTGAAAGCCACCTGAATGTTTCTTGCCACACCACCAACAGATAATCTTATTTCCCATAGGGGCAATCCTCCAATCCGAAAGCCCATTTCTCAAAGACATACATACTGTGTACTGGAAACTCTAAGTTAATCTGTGCCAATGGGTCACAATGATTAAATACTTTCTGTACTGACCCACCTACCACACGTATCTCATTACTAGGAAAACAGTCTTGTATCCACAACTGATTCGAATTATGCATGATGCGTATCTTACGTAATGGCTCATTGATATCAGGCACCACACTCCAATTTGGATTCAAAGCGCAGAACTTTTCAGCAATCATCTTAAACTTCTTTGTATTAATTAAGTCGGCTTGTTCTATATCTAACTTACTTGCTTCTTTATACTTACTAGGCTTAGCCCAGCTTACTATATTACCACTACTAGGTGGTAGAGTGTATGGTCCTGATGTAATCGTTACTGTAGTTATATTATCACTATATATTACTGACCCTGGTCTAGGTGTTAGTGTAGGATTCAGTTGCATATTAATGTTATCAACACACTCATTCTTAACACGATTTATTTCTTCTTGTATGCCTTTTAATTCGTTGCCATCTAGTGGCGTGTTACTCATTCCCATCACATACTTGGCTTTAGATATTAAACTCATGATAAACTTATCCCCATGCTTTCAAACTTTGTATACTTAGTCTTAAACATAAGTTGTGTGATGCCGCATTTACCATATCTATTCTTTGCTACCTTCACCATTATCGGGACATCCTCTCCTTCAACAGTCTCTTTATGTAGGAGAATGACAACTTGAGCTTCTTCTTCAATTGTACCACATCCTTTCAGATGGTGCAGTTCAGGTGTTACACCTTCAGCAACAGCACCCCTATGAAGCTGACTAGCCACAAGCACAGCCACGTTAGCTTCCATAGCAATTGACTTAAGGGCTCTTGTGAATCTGGAAAGTTCCTTATACTCATTGTCACCCCCAGCTATATGCTGTATATGATCGAAGATAACTACGTCAGGTTTAAACTTCTCAATAGACTTCCTAACGGCGTGTGCATCTGGCTCGTAGATGTTAATGATATCGAGGCTAAACTTTTCAAAGATCGGTAGGTATGCATCACGCTTTCGTTTGTCCTCATCAGTGAAGGTGCGAGTGACGAAACTAAACGCAGGAATTTCTGCGCCACTGGCGATGAACTTATTAAAGAGTTCTTCGTGAGACATCTCGGTGGAAAAGAACAACACTCGTTTACCAACCTTGCATAGGTTCGAAGCGATGTTAACAAATAGGCTACTCTTACCAACTCCTGGTCGTGCGCCAACTGTGTATAACTCGCCTCGCTTAAGACCCCACGTAGCTTCATCAAGCTCCGCAATTCCTGTTGGAAGTTCAACTTGTCCAAGTCCAGTAGGCTCTGATAGTCGTTGGACATACTGTTGGAGATGCTCTCTTGGATTAAAGGATTCGATTTCTTTCGCTTCACTTGGTACCTCCAGAACTAATTGCTCATATGGCTGTTGATAACTACTCTTGTACTGTCCCTTCTTAAACCTACCATAGACATCATTCAACTGTTTAACTACTTCTTGCTCATCAATAGGTGGACTATTCTTTTTGTTCCATTCTAATAGCGCGTGCTTAGTATAGTCATAATTATGTCGAGGCAATAAATAACAAGCCATACGGATCAACGCCTTGTGTCTATTGCCTGAACTGACGCCATTCAAAAGGCCTGAGATAGAACAACTTTGACTAGTGTTACTTGGAGTTATAGGAATGTTAGCATTATTAGTAGTTAACTTTGACGTAGGCCAATCGGGTAATGTGCCTAGGTTTGGCGTCTGCCCACCTAGCCATGAGTACCGCTTGCCGTTAGGATGCACACTAGGTGGTGCCACTACATATCCACCCTCGCCTTTAGTATCAAGACCATCCCATTTCTTAATTGTATTATTAAGATTGCCTAGTTTATAATAGAGTTGCTTACCTGATCCTGTGATTACAGTGAATGGACTGTGCAATCCTAGCTTCTGCAACTGTGTCAATCCATCAGCACCATCTGCGTCCACCACTCCAAGGTTAGACAACTTGCCTGTGACTATGCCGATGTTCAGTTCATCCTTATCAAACCACTCCTTAATCTCCGCATCCTGTGCAAATTCTTTTTGATACTTAGACCACTTAACAGCAGGTTTTTTGGCATTCTTTTCTATCGGTATAACTGACCATCCATTAGCCTGATACTTCTTGGCTTGTGAGTATACACTCATTTGGACCACGCCCCCTTGTGATTGACGAAATCCCACAACTCTCTAGCGTTTAGGAATACATTTCCATAATGTTCTAAATCTTTGTACGCCTTATTCTGTATCGTGTATCCACCACGTTTCTTAGGCTTCTTATCCATGCGTACAATCAGCCCATGCTTAGGTGCATTGTCAGTAGCCTTCCAGTATCCACCTAACTGCACACCCATAGTGTCATAGATACCTGACGATGTTTTCCAATCAGCTAGGATAGGACCGTTATGATAGCCGAGTCCTTTAAACAAACCTGTTACCTTAACGATGCCATCGAAGGTGCCATGATACCTATGCTCAGCACTAACTACCTTCTTCTCTAGTTCAATAGGCTCTACCTCAAATGGCTTGACAAACTTCTCAAAGAAACTATCTGCCATCTTAGTTGCTTCAACTGTGACAGGTACATCTGGAACTGAGCCATTGAAACGTGCGTAGATTTCAGCATGTACCTGTGTACCTAGATCACCTGTACTATCGAGGATACGCTTGGCCTCATCTGTTCCTACCTTAGCATACCACTTCATTAACTGTGGCTTAGCTATCACACCTACTACTTGTGTGACAGAAGGCCATGTGTCTCCATCAGGGCCAACAAAATCAATATGAGGCATTAAGTCCACCCCATCATTTGTGCGTCCAATTGCTCGTAAATAGCGTCCTCTTCGTACGTATCAGAACCTGTGACAGAGATGACATGTGACCAGTAACCAGCAGGTTCCCAATCAAACGATACTGTAATCATTATTTAAACCTCAGTGTATTCATGATGTAGACAGCGAACACTATACTCAAGAACGCATACAAATATACAGTCATGAATTTAATTATCAATTCAGCAGTAGCTAACATACAAGTATTCCTTTCTTATCGAAGTACTCATGTGCCCATTGTACCAACTCAGACTTATCTTGATCTAAGTATTCTTTAGTCCATGCTAAGTTATCCTCCATTCGGGATAACATCTTCTTATTCCACCAATAGGATAGCATGTCATTGAGGACTGACTCATCAGTAGCCATTACTTAATCCTGTTCTCGAAGTCCACTAGCCATTGAGGATGAAGATCGGAAGCAATAGAGTTAGCGCGAAGGTAATTGCCTATCAGTCCAGTAAATAGACTCGGATAGTTACCGCCGTGTATCCATAGTCTATTATCTATGACAGTTGACTGTGCCGTTAAACTTAGCAACTACCTTACGTATATCAGCCGTTGTTATTCCTTCACCCATTTGAGCATAGCCTCCGCTAATAGGATACCTTCTTTCTCTAACTGTTCTCTATTAGAAACGTGTCCACTCATAGCTTGTACTGCCGCCTGTATCACACCTGACCTAGCGATGCGTTGATCCTTAGCAATAGCATAGTCTGACACTGGCTTACCATATTCATTCAGTGGTCGTGTATCTTTAGGCTTCTCAACTTCAAGTATAGGTGCGCTTGAATTAAACTGAGGATTAAGTAAAGGTTCTGTTGGAACACTAGTGATATTCTGAATGACCTTGTTAATAAACTTACCTCCCTTAGTACCTGTGTATACTTCGACTGAATAGGTGGAACCACGTTGGAACATACCCACTGTCATACCCTTGCCTAGTTTATACCACGTACCTCCACTATTCACACCATATGGACCAACAGCAGTAATCTTTAGCAGTTCAGTAGTAACCATCATGATCTCCTTAAGGTAGTAACTTAAATAGTGTTAAGCAAAGTGCGCAACAAAATAAAGACGCTATATATCCATGTCCAAATGGAAGTGCAAAGCATAAGCTAAACAATGCACCTGCCATCACAGCTAGATAGAGTTTCATTTCCCCGCCGCCTTGCGCCACATTTTTAAATCTTTCTTTCCATCCTCGTCTAAGCACCAAGAGTCACTACAGAAACCATCGCAAAACTTCTCCGCCGCTTCTAGACGAGCAAGCAAGTCTAATACGTATTGCCCACTAATGTAGCCTGATCCTATCTTGGCAATACTATCTTTGAGTCCTTGAACCTGCGCGTCGGTGAAGGTCATTCTTTACTCCCTTTAATCTTATTAATCTTCTTTGTGATAGCATCTTGTATAGCCATAACTTTCTTAGCTTCTTTAATTGTAGTAAAGCTACTATTATCTAGCGCATCGTATAGTCGTTGTAGTAATACAACCAAACAATCGCCTTGCTCAAGTTCATCCACTGTCACACTGACTACTAGTGTATTAGGATTGTATTCAACTGCTGTCTCAGATACAGTAGGCATAGTAATTCCTTTCGCTTTATCTGCAATAGATTTACGGATAGCATTAGGGTCTTTAGGCAGAGCACTTGCCTCACCTACAAGATGTTCTACCATCTCGATCTTAGTGAGGGTAGGGGATAGAGTGGCATGGCCTGATTGTGCCTTCTCTTCCTTGCTTTCATGCACCACCACCGTATGCCCTGTCTTAGGTTCGGCGTCTGCACTACATCCAAAGCATAGGCCAGCTATCCCTGGTTGATTCACTGCTTGCATGATAGGTGTGCCACACTTCTGACAACATCCTAATCCTTCTTGTCTTATATTCATGAGTTACCGAACCTCCAAAAGATTCCAGTGACTAGCTTTGTATCGGTGTCGATACCTGAATACAAACTAAAGTTACTTAACTTACGCCACTGTATCCTATAAGATATGGCAGTGAAAGCGTTGGGGTATAACGGATACAAGTTAACACCTACCAACCATCCTAGTCTACGCCAGAACGCAAGCTCACATGTAATGTATAGTCTATTACGTTGACTGTATGCTAACCCTGCATCAAACACCCATCCTTTAGTGCGTGGTTTCACATCTACTTTACCGTCTGGTTTGACGGTGATAATCGTACCGTGATTATAGGTGGTTTGTGTCGTGGTATTTTGATGCGTCTGTGTTACTATTCCTGACGGCTTCACTGTCACCACTGCTGTCACATTCGTAGGTAGATTTGTGGATGTATCCACCTTATCTCTATCACAGTAGCGTAACAAAGCGACAAGTCCGACGGCTGAAAGCAATCCTACAATGTATCTTTTCCTTGGCATCGTGTCCTCCTATAATATGTCCCCTAAACAGGGGTATCGTAAGACATCTTCGACTGTAAAATGTTGCGCCATCCTCACCAGAGCCGTCGATCAAACGGAAGGAATCGAACCTTGCATGTCCTAATGGCGCATATAGATTGCCGTATCCTACTTCAACGCTTGGTAGGAAACAGTCGTCGCATTGTTGCCTCATCCCCTAGGATTTAAGGCTACGGCAAAACGGTAGAAGTTAATCTAGGTATGGAAGTTTTCTATCTTTCGATACGAAAACTTAACGACGTAATAACATGACGCTACGCTGTTATTACAAACTGCCACTACCTTGCCATACCGATTAACATTCCTTAACATCAAGTCAACTTTACAATAGTCTTTATACTGAACGGACGTTCATGACTTTCGATTTTAAACTAAGACTTTTAAAATCTTAGTCATTCACTTCCTCTCAGTATAAAGTCTATTGCTTTACATCTACAACACTGCAAGTTTTAAATCCTTTCTGCGCAGAAAGTCTTTAAAACTCTACATCCTTTACACCATTCAACAACTTCTTTAACTTCTTGCTACATCTACCTAAGTACAATTGGACTGTGCCTTTTTTAATCTTCAATTCTGTTGCTACTTCTGACATGCTTTTACCTGCTGTATATAATCTTAATACTTGATTCTCTTTAGGGGATAGAGTAGGGAAGTTACCTTGCTCGTCTAAGAATCTGCTTATTAATATCTTAGCCATGCTCTTGTCTCCTCTATTAGCAAAGAAATTATTCTCAGGTTTATCTTCTAACTGATCGGGATTAGCTTCAACTGGTTCATTAAGATAGCCATGCTGTTCAATCCATTGATGATAGGGACTCTCAAAGTCATGCCTATATTCTACTACCTTAGTGTCTTGTTGTTTAATCGTATGCTTAGACATAGTTAATCTCCTCTAATCCAATCGAATAATCATACTCGTTATGTGCTAAGAAAGTTTCTAAGTTATCGAGAGTTCTTTCCTTGCTTGTTGTTTTTATTGTAAGCACGATGGTTATTGTTTCCATTTGTTATCACCTTTTGTTGGTGCTTATTCATTTCCCATTCAACTTCTCTAGTGAACTGACGTTCTAATTCATTAGCTAAGTTAATCATACTCCACGCTAGACTAGGACTAGGATACCCTTGCATACCACCATGATTCATCTTACTACCAGCATTAACTATGATCCCATACTTGGGTTCATTAGAATGTATACACACATTAGAGATCGGAAGAGCGTCGTGTAGGGAAAGAGTGTAA